GGTGGCCGATGCTGCGCCCCGAATGCCGGTGGCCGATGCTGCGCCCTGATCGCCGGTGGCCGATGCTGCGCCCTGATAGCCGGTGGAGTGATTTTCCTTCTCAGCGTTCGCACGTTTAATTGCATCGTCAAAGTCAATTTGATTTTTGACGTACTCAACCTGCGCCTTCACAAGACCTGGAATACCAATCTCCGCTTTCAGCGTCATCTTCTTCGCGACGATCTTGCTGTCCTCACTGCTTCGTTCGTCCGCTACATCATCTGCCTCTGCCTCAAAATAACGGCTATTGTACGGCGGATAATACCGCAGAACGTCGATGGGTGCTTCGCAGGCGTGCAGCCCGCGCTCACAAAGCTTCGCTTTTTCTTCGGTTGCTGTCTCTCCAAGCACATACTGCTTGCCGTGACAGCACATGTTTTTATCTGTGCCTTTATATACTTTCATCGTTTCCTCCCTATAAACAGTATTTCTGGATTAAGATTCGGAGCCGCTTCTCCGAACCTCTCCTCATATTCTTTTGCAAATGAAATTCTATTGGTCTCATCGCACAGGTACTCCGAAATTGCTTCTCGCAGCAGTGAAATGCCGCTGAATTGCAATGTATTTAACTGCGACTGTTCCATTTTCCTCGTCCCTTCTCTGCAGTAACTTGTCAAGTTACTTCGAGGTTAAAAAAATTTCAGCTGGATTTTTTATTTGCAAAAATTCGATCATCGCTTCTGCGTCGTCTGTTCCAAAAACGCCCTTCCGCATTTTATTGTAGAACGTTTTTTCTTGCATTCCAATCGCTTGTGCGACAGAACGTTGCGAATATCCACGTTCTGCGATAATGCCTTTCAATTTTGCTGTGTTCAATATCTCACCTCCGTTGTAACTTGTTAAGTTACTTAGAGGATATCACGCAAAAAGTAACTTGTCAAGACGTTTTTTTCTTGACTTAGGAAAAAAATATGCTACAATGAGGTTACTAAAAAATAAGGGGCTATTTGATATGTCGCTTGGAGATGCAATACGAACGGCCAGGGAAAATGCAAACCTTACACAGGGAGAACTTGGTAAACTTTGCGGAATAACAAAACAAACAATATATAAATATGAGTCTGGCGTAATAACAAACATACCACTTGACAGGCTTGAAAAGATAGCGGCTGTGCTGAATGTTTCGCCATCGATTTTACTTGGCTGGGACGAATGGAACGAATTGGATTCAAAAAAATGCCTCGCTGATAATTTCAGCGAGGCCAGGCGTGAAATGTTTGCATTGATCGACAGTTTGTCAGATGAACAGGTCAGCACGCTTTTGCAAATAGCAAACGCTGCACTTCACCTATAAACCATCGAAATTGTTCTTCTGTCATGTCAGAGATTTTCAGCTTTAACTCTTCTCTTTCATTCTCCACAGCCGCAACGTCCTTTCCTGTTTTTTATTTTTAGAACGGATGTTCTTATTTTTTCAATTAGCATTATATTCAAAAGACTTCATAAAACTTTGGCATGGCTAAAAGGACCAGGCTATCATTCGCCCCACCGTCGTGCCACGGACGGTGGGGCTTTGGTTTGCTGCAAGCAGTGTGGGAGCCGCCTGTGATTACAGACTACCACGCGCCTGCCAAACAAATCCAGTTCCGAGCGGAACAAACGATATAATTTCTGGGATTTTTTGTAGGGGGAAACGAAGTGTCTGTCGATCTAAATGCAACAAATGTGCAAGAATTGTGTCGAAAAAACAAGGCTCGCTATTACCCGGAAAAGACAAACCAGGTGATCTGCGACAACACAGGGCTGTCTGAGTCAGCAGTCAATAATTTTATGCGAGGCGCGTCTGGCAAAAACGTCGGGCTGAATACGGCTGGGCTGATCTGCCGCGAATACGGTGTATCGCTGGATGCGGTTTTTGACATCACCCCGGCTGAGAGCACACTCGATTCTGCGACGGTCGCACTCCGTGATAATCTGGCGCGGGCAGGCATCGACAACGCTACGCTTCGCGCAAAGATTGAAAGCCTGACGACGCAGGTGGACATGCAAAAGAGATCGCTCCGGATGCACAGGATCACAACGGGAGTCTTGCTGGTGCTTGTATTCTTGGCTGTTGTTGCGCTTATCGTCGATCTACTCAATCCAAATGTCGGTTGGATTCGCAAGGCGCTCGGAATTGGGCTGCAACTCAAAATGTTATGAGGACAAGTTGTTATGAATATAGACTTATCGATGCTCACAGAAAACGAACGCCAGCAGTTTTCGGATAACCCAAGCGTTTTGTTAAACGGTAAAACAGACGTCTGTCTTTATATGCGTTATTCATCTGACAAACAAAACGATCAATCTATAGAGGGGCAGCTTCGAGACTTGATTTCATATTGCAACGCGAACAGTTACAAAATTACCTCTGTGTATGTAGATCGCGCAATCTCTGCTCATGCGAGCATGACAAAGCGCCCCGCCTTCCAGCAAATGCTTTCGGACAGTTCGCATCACATTTGGAAAACCGTACTCGTATGGAAACTTGACAGATTCGCCAGAAGTAGAGAAGACAGTGCAATCGCAAAAATGAGGCTTAAGAAAAACGGATGCACAGTAGAATCTGCGAAAGAGAACATTTCCAAAAATCCAGAAGGCATTATTTTAGAATCTCTTCTTGAAGGTATGGCAGAATACTACTCTGCCGAGCTTCGTCAAAAGGTTACACGTGGAATGCGAGAATCTGCGCTCAAGGGAAAGCATATGGGTGGAACTACACCATTAGGATATAAATCAGAGAATGGAATTTTAACAATAGATCCTGCAACTTCCCATATTGTTGAAGAAGCATTTCGGTTGTATGCAGAAGGAACAAGCGTTGCGGACATATGCCGACAGTTTGATGAAAAAGGTTATAGAACAAGCAGAGGCGCAAAATTCAACAAATCGAGCTTTAATACAATATTTAGAAATGAAAGATACATAGGTGTGTATCATTACGATGGGATCAGGGAAGAAAATGCAGTCCCGGCTATTATTTCAAAGGATGTATTTGACGCCGTTCAAAAGAGACTTGCGAAATCGGCGCAGGCTCCTGCCCGTGGAAAAGCGAAAGTTGACTATCTGCTCGCTGGAAAAATATTTTGCGGACATTGCGGCGCTCCAATGGTTGGAGAAAGTGGACACAGCAAAACTGGACGCGTTTATAATTATTATACTTGCTCCAGCAGAAGACGTGGAAAAAACTGTGATAAAAAACCTCTTCCAAAAGATTTAATTGAAGACATCGTTGCTAGAGACGCATTAGAGATTTTAACCGATGAGAATATATTATATTTAGCCGAACTCGCAGAAGCGCAATCCTTAGAAGATATTCGTGAACGAACAGAGATTCCGGCAATTCGAGAAAAACTAAAGGATGTTTCAAGTAAAATTTCAAATCTCACGAAAGCCATAGAATCCTCATGCATTGCTCCAGAAAGCATCGTCGCGAGAATTTCTGAATTAGAATCGCTGAAGAAAGACTTAGAGAAGCAGCTAAATTTAGAGGAGAAAAGTGTTTTTGTTCTACGCAAGAACGTAGTTATCCTGTGGCTTGAAAAATTCCGTAACGGGTCAATTCCGCACGATCAGCATAAGAAGATGATTATAAATCTTTTGGTAAATTCCGTTACTGTATGGGACAATCCAGACGGAATAACAGTAACAGCTGCATATAATTTGTCAGCTGTTCCTTCGAAAACGTATCGTGTTCAAAAAGGTAACAGTTCGGATTTGACATCTTATGGTTCACCATTGGACGCAAATCCGAACTACCATAATAGTTCATATCCGAACTTAAAAATGGTTTTGGGGCTGGTTTTCGTTCAAACCAAGAAGCACTCCCTACTATAAGGTAGGGAGTGCTTCTTTATTTTATTCTGCGATGCAGTGATAATACGCGGCGATTTTTTCTTTCGCGTCTGGCGCATCTTTGTCGAAAAGAAACGACTTTGCTAAGTCGGCATAAAACTCCGGCCTATCCAGATTGTATTTCTTTGCTACTTTGCAGTAGTCTGAATACATCATATTGAGCGCCGCGTACCAGATCCACGGGTCAACGTGCACGCCGATGCTGTTGGCTACGGCGGTCGTCTGCTCCAGCGTCCAGTGCGGGCCGGTCGTGCCGTCGTCATTCTCCATGTGCTCGGCCCAGCGCCGAGCGTCGTCCTCCGTAAACTCCATCGCGCCATCGTGGCCGTGTTTGTCCTGCAGTTTGCCGAGCGCGCAAATCGCGTCAGCGTATATCGTGATCTCTTCGGCTCGTCCGAGCGTTACCTTTTGCTCCATGAGCACGGCAATCTCGTCGTGCAGCCGCTGGATGTATTTGCTCTTGTCCATGCTTAAGCCTCCTGTATGTACTTGTACAGTTTGTCCAGATCGTTGGCGTCAAAGCGCAGCTCTCCAATCAGCGGCAGCGTGACCGGGAGCTTCTGGCCGTCAAGCCTGGGCCTGGCGGCGTTATAGAGCCGGTCAAGGTCAATGTTGCCGCTCTCATCCATGACGCCCATCGTCTTAATCAAGGGGGTTTCGCGCAGTGCCAGCAGCTGCTGCTTGCCGCCCTCGGCGATCAGAGACAGCGCCACGCCGAGAGCGATTGCCTTGCCCGTCGGCAGGTGCGGGCCGATCTCTGTATCCGCAAAGCGCATTACACCGCGCATCGCCTGGTCCATCGTCACCATAAGATTTCCTCCTCAAAGGGTGGGGCGGCTACTGCCGCCCCCTCTGCTCAGGTTGTCGTCGTCCCCGTCGACACACTTACGGTTGCAGTTCCCCAGCCGGGGGAAACAGAACCATTCGGCACGACCAACTTTGTCAGCCCGAGAAGCTGGTTAACCTGGCTCTGGAGACAACCGATCGTAGCGGTGTTAACGCCATTGTAAACGGCCTGCTGCGTGTTGATGCCGCACTGCTCATCCTTGTTCGCACGCACTTCAGCCGCCAAGCTGTTGATTTTGCTTTCCAGCTTGGCGTAAGCGTCGGTGATCTTGCGGTTGGTCTCGTCCTGCCCACGCCAATAAGCGATTTCCGTGTCCTTATTCGAGATCGTGCGCTCCTGCTCCAACTCGAAGCGGTTTACGCCTGTGTTCTCGCTGCATGCAGCGCCTGCGGCCATTGCCGCAGCTGCCTGATTTGCGCCCCAGCCACCGCCAAGCAGATTGCCCAGCGCGCCGTTAGCGAGGCTCAATGCCGTGCCGCCAATGCCAAAACCGAGCGCGGTCCCGGCAAGTCCTTTGCTTGCATACTCCATATAATGATCTCCTTTGCACAAAAGTAAGCTGGCCAGCTCCTATGCTCAGTGTACCGGATATCCAATTTTTGAGGGTGGCGTGAGTGTGATTGTGCGTGATTTTATGTGCAAAATAATTTGGATTTTTTAAAAATAATGCTTGACATATAGTGTTTAATACTATATAATAATGACATAAGGTAAAACAAACCACAACTTACGGAGGGAATAAAAATGGAACTCAAGAACATCAACACGAAGAACCTTTACCGCACATCGAACAAACTCAGCACCTATGCAAATGAAATCTACGCGGAAATCAAAACAGCACACAAGCTCATGTGCGAAGGCTTTATCACGGAAGCCCAATACGCCGCGATCAAAGAGGACCGCGAGAAGAAAATGGCCCCATACGAGAATGGCACCGACCTGCTGACCCGCTTTGCCAATGCCGTAAATGCACAGCTCGCTATGGAGACCTCCGGCGACATCATGGCCGAGTTTATGGTCGCAAATGCAGAGCCTGTTGACAGCTTTGACCTTGAGGCTGTAAACGCTGCAGTAAGCCGTGCAACCGGCCTCGACGACCCCATGCCTTGCTGATTGGAGGACACCATGCAGAGTGATTCGCAGCGCCGCGCCACAGCAAAGTGGCAGGCCGAAAATATGACCAACATCGCCGCCAGAGTGCGGCGAGAGGTCGCCGAAGAGTTTAAGGCGGCAGCAAAAGAGGACGGGACGACACCCAACGAGCTCCTGCGGGGTTGGATTGGGGAGTACATAAACAGGGAGGCATCTGATATGACAACCGAGCAAATCCAAGCGCTGGCCAAGATCTTCGCAATTTGCCGCAAGGCCACAAACACGCGGAGCCAGAGCGACGTTGACAACGCGCAAAGATTCCCGATCAAATGGGCGACAATCATGGTGCGCAAGCTCCACACGATGGACAAGGCCACGGACGATATCGAGCGCGAGATCGCCGAGCAGTACAACAAGATCGACATCGACACGTTTACTGCAAACTTTGACAAGTGCCTCACGCTTGAGCAGCAAGGCGTCTGGAGCCTCGCTTTTTACATGGCAATGCAATAACACACTATAGCGGGCCAGAACACTTTGATAGGAGGGACATTATGACAGTAAATGAGTACATAAGCTATCTGGAGCGCAACTGGCCGCGGAATGTTCCGCGAGAGCTGCTGCGCGACGCAGTGATCGTCGTATCAAAACGGAGATGGCTGGAGCGCAAGGCCGAGTGGTATGAGCCATACCAGCTAGGCAACCTTTGTGGCGGAAATCTTTGCGAATACAGGGTTGGGCTTGTCGATACGCCCAATTTTGAGGCACTTGTCCCGAGCTCTGATGCAATCCATTATGTGGAGCTCGGTGACTATCTGATACACAATGGCGCACTATCCCACGTTACGTATTTTTCGGTCGACGCGAATAGCGGGGCGAGGCACGTAGATATCACGCCTGTCGCTGATATCACTTGGCTCAAATAACAGCACCCCCGGTGTCAGACTTTGACACCGGGGGTCTGCTATATCATGTTAAGCCTCTCAGCTGTCTGCCGCGCCCTGGTATAGATTCCGGGCAGGCGCCTTGACAGTGTGCTGCGCTCGATGCACAGATCGACGGCGACATCGATCTGCGGCGTCTTGGCAATGATGTACTTGCGCACGATCTCCGCGTCCTGCTGACTGTATCCGGCTTCCCGGATCACGCGCTCCCACTCGCTTTGCAGCAATCCGGCCAGATCTGCGGGTATGTTGACTCTCGCGCTCGCCATAGGCGCTGCCTCCTTTCGGGCGGGCGCGGCAGGCAGCTTACTTGGTCTTAATAATCGGCGTAGCGCCGGAGTTGCCGACCTCAAAGCCCAGCGCCTCGCAGACGGCGCGCAGGGGGACGGGGTCTGTGTCCTTGAGACCGCAAGCGCTCATCAGATCGCCCAGCAGCACGCGGTTTGCTCCGTCTACCAGTTGGCCGCGCATGGTGACGGTCTTGCCGTCGACGATTGCGCGGATGGTGTTGTCCTGCCCGGCCTTAAGGCCGTTACTGAGGACCATGACGGTGTGTCGGCTCTCGTTGACAAGCACGTCACCGCGGCGCAGGAAGGCGTCTGAGGTCAGATACTTACTGTCGGTGTACATGTCAAATGCCCCGGTCTTAGCCCACTGCTGCCGCATCTGGAACGTTGCAGGGGCATTGCCTGCCGTGTATGCCTTGTCCATGTTGACGCCTGCAGCCTCCGCGCAAACCGCCATGAAGGCCGAGCAGTCCGTCTCGCAGCCGTCCTTGATCTTGCTCAAGTCCCAACCGGCAAGCCGAGCATACTCTCTGAGGGTGTTGCGCTGGCTCTGATCGTAGCCGATATTGCGGTTGGCTACGCCCGCCTCGCAGGCTTTGGCCATCTTCTCGGCGACCGCCGAGTCTTTGGCCCGGATGAGCAGCGTCCAGCCGTTGGCGTACCAGCTGCGCTTATTGAGCTCGCTGCCGGACTGGTTGCCTGCCTGCCCGCCGGTAATCTGGCCGCGCTCGTCAATGGACGCCTGTCCGATCATTACAGCCATTACTTGCCCTCCGTGTCGTCCGCCTTATCGTCCGCATGCGCTGCGTCTGTCCAGCCCTCGGACAGCAGGTAGCAAACCACCGCCGCGCCCTGCAAAATGACGCCAGAGACCATCTGTGCTTTGTCCTGCGTGCCGCCGAAGGCGAGGATGAGGCCGGACACAAACGCCGCGACCGCAAGCCACAGTTTCCGGGATGTCAGTTTTCTTGCCCAATCGATTTTCATAAGGTTCTCCTTTCAGTCCTTCAGCACGATTTCTGCAATCCGTGCTGCCGCTTCTGGGCCGTAGTCTTTGGCCCATTTGTCCATAAATTTCTGTGCGTACTTCGCGCGGTTTTCGTTCTTCGTTTTCCACGCGTACAAGCCCCACGCCGCCGTCAAAAGCCCAATCCAGGAGATCGTGATTTCGACCAGCGGAAGACCGCACGCGCAGAGGATGATGAGCGCCAACGCAACAAGCGTCATGCGTGACAACCACCGCTTGTGGAATGTCATACTATCCCTCCTGCCCGTGGGCGGCGTTGTTGAGATGCTTCTCCATTTTGTTAAGGGCCTCGGTGACGGGTCCGTTGCAGCCCTGCTCCTTCAGCCCCTTGAGGCACGCCACGATGCCAAAGCAGATCATAGCCTGCTCCTTTTTGATCGCCTCGATCTCCGCCTGCTGGCGCTTGTCGCGCTCGACAAACTTGTAGATGCCGACAAATAATCCCGTGATCACGCCGAGCGCGCCGATGACCTTGCCCGCGTTGATGATCGTATCCCAATCAATGTACATTCTCTCTCCTATTCTTCCATGTCCCACGCCTGGGGATATTCCGCCAGGCTGTACGCCGTGTCCTGGTTGGCTTTGGTGTACTTGCCGTCTTGCACGGCCCACTCTCCGGCCTTGTAGATGTCCGTCGCGTTGGTCGGGTGGACAAAGTCTCTGGCCGTCTCTCTCGTCGTGCCGTGGTACGGTCGGTTAAACGTCGGCCACGCCGCATTCCCGGGCACGATGTCCGGATAGACCGCGTTGTCATAGCCCGCCATGCACACCCACGGGTCTCCGCCGACAGTGTAAACCTCGTCTTTGGTATGCGTACCCTCCGTCCACTCCGGCCAGAGGGCCGAGCACTGGATGATTTCATCTGCCGTCGTGGGCTGCTTGCCCGCCATCAGCAGGCGCACAGCGTTTGCCGTGGACTCGGTCAGGTCATACGTCACAGGCGTCACCTGGGCGGGCTGCGGCTCCGGTACGTTGGTCAGTAGCCAGCTGCCGTCCTTGATCTCCTGCCGGAGGTAGTCCCCGGGGGTAATCGTCCGCATCTCAAAGCCGTTGTCGGCGTAGACTGTCACGGGGCCGGTCAGCCCTGTAAGACTTGTCAGGCTTTCGCCCGTGAAGCGGACGCTGCCAGACTTGCTGAATACCCGAACGCTCGGATAGACTTGATTGTTGTGTGTGATGTACATGTTTTACCTCCTATGCAAGCATTTTACTTGCAACAAGGAACTCTTTTGGTAAAATAAAGGCTGGTCGAATTCCCTGCTTATAATCTATGGCTTCGCTGACAAAGCCCCCATCTCTGCTAACAGATATTATCTGCTTCGAGTTATTCCGTCTAATTGTCCTTGAAAACCATATTTTCGCTTTTCCTTCAAAATACGCTATGCGCTTGGTGTCTGCTTTGGCCAGAGTGTCTTTAAAATAATCCAATTCATATCCATCGATCTGCCCTGAGGTTAAAACACCGGTATCGCCAAGTTCGACGCAACTCAACAAAAAAACCTTACAATTCAGGCCATTTGCACCTGTTTCAACAGAAGAAGCATTTTTGCAATATGGTATTTTAACTTGTTTAATCGCTGCGGATACCCTCATATCAAGCTTATCGAAGAAATCTTTGTTCAGATATTCGTTGATTGTGCTAGTATCGTAACTGCTAGTGTAGCCATATGCATACTCAATATATATATCTTTCATCAGCAACCACGTTCCATCGCAGCTTGCATCATACATAGAACTCGGCAGCCCCTGATGCACCACCAGAAATTCCCATGGTGTACCGTCCGCATTGAGCTTGACAACGCTCCCCACATCTAAGTCACCAATCGGCGTTCCGAGACTTGGCGCTGTCCCGCGCCGTAAAAACAATCCCATATGAGCCTCCTATAGCATGTCGTCGGTCAGGACAAAGTCTGACGGCAGGGTGAATGCCGGACGATAACTAGCGGTCACAGTACATTTTGCTGTTCCAAAAAGCCCATTGTTTGGAATGTAGCATGTTTTTGTCGTAACAGAAATATCCGGTGATCTTGTCCAATAATTTCTTTTTGAACCTGCTGCATCATAGCATAATACAATCTTATCGTACACATCCTGACTCAACGGATATCCTTCTGTATTTGCATTGCTGCCAGTTTTTCCCCACTCTGTGCCAGACAAAATAAATATAGAACGACTAAGGGTTCCAACCACATTATTTCCGTTGCCCGGTGTATAACGGATTGTTGTTTGACTAACTTTTTCTTTGACGTCTGCGTCCAGAATATTGAAATAAGTGTTGTTGAGAAAATTATCTACTACACTATCCGCGTACGCATTATTCCCATCGCTAAACTTTCCGCC